CTTAGTTTCCTTATCCCAGTTTCCCTGTATGTTCTGGGACGTCGTAATCGTGTACGTACAGTTGTCTGTAATATCCTGTGTGCCGTACATGACGGTCGCCGTTGTGGTGCACTCAGGGAACTCTGTATAGTTGCCGTCGCTGTCAACTGGGATACCCTGATAGTCGTTATCAAGCTGCATGGTCATGTTTCTGGCCAGAGCTGCCATGTTCTCAACATCTTCAATCTTTTCATCAAGTGGCTTACCGCCGATCGTCACGCAACTTCCGTCAAGAGTAACTGATCCGGTGTCCATGTCTGCTTCAAATATCGCATTTCCGCTCTTGTCTCTTACGACGAGTGTTCCTGCGTTAATATAATCAGCATTAATGCCCTCCGCATAGAGCAGTCTGGTTATTAATTCGCCAGTCACCGCAAAGCCGTAAGGATACGTTTTTCCACCATCAATCGACACGGCAAACGCCTCCGCCGTCAGTTTCCAGATTATGTTAGATTCTGCTATGGTCGGCTTGTTGTGCATATAGTATATGATACTGCCATCCTGTTGTGGCTCCTGCGTCATATACAGGCCGCTCGAAGAATTGAGTGTTTCAGCTAATCTCCGTATAGCCTCTTCTCTTGCGGACGTTTCTTTTCGGACCATCTGGCGTGCCGCAACTATAGCTTTTGTGCTATTCCCGTAAAAATCACTACTGCCTCTGATCGGATCATCAGCCTGTGTCTTAACTGTAGTCAGGCCGCCTACATTTCCGGAAACGTCTGTCAGAGGAGTAAGGTACTTATTCCCTAATCGGTCGTAAGTGTATACCATGTCGCCAAACTCGACGAGCGGGTTGTATACCAGATCGCCTTCAAGATTCCGGAATCGTGCCCCTACAATCTGCTCGCCGATAATATTTGCCACTGTCTGAAGCTGATCGGTATCAATCAGCTCGTTCTCAAGTTCAAGGACGTATCCTTCCTCTCCGTACATGCCGGAATAATCAGTATTAGCATCGTCGTTTGACTGCCCGTTCGTTACCTTGATTCCAGTTATGACTATATCATCACTGGAAAGCGCAGGTGGGTTCGCATAGGCCATCAATCTCTGAACGTCACTGCCTGGGCCGGATGTGAGAGCCAGGAATCCCTCTGCGTTAATAGTCCATCCTGGCAGAGAAACAAAACCGTCGGTATCAATAGACGGGTTAGTATCGCCGAAATGAATAAAACCATCTGTATCCACAGTCGCAGCATTGTCAGATTCCATTTTCCCAAAATCCCATTTCACAAACTGTAGATTCCCGGAATAATCAATCCGGGCATTCGCAGACTCAACCATAGCTGCATATCCGAACAGCTGGCGAAACGTCATACTGTCAGGAACGCTTCTTATTATAATATCGCCGTGTTTCATGGTTAGATTCATGCCTATGCCGACAGTCTTACAGGCATCTCTGACAAGGTTAATGAGCGACTGCGGCAGTTTCAATCCGCTGGTATATGTCTTATTCGCCTTATACATATCATCCAGTGCCGTAACATTGATGATATCTGAGTACTGCTCCGGCGTAGTGACTGTATAGACTCCCTTGTCAATAGTTTCGATGATGTCTTTTGTGGCTGCCTGCGTTGCGATAATAGGATCGCCGGTACTGTCCAGAATCGGGTCATAACTTTCATCTAACAGTGTGCTTACAGATTCCGGTGCTGCATACGACGTCTGAAGCTTCAGATAAGCATGAATCTTAGCTCCGTAAAAGTTGTAGCTCTTCCACTGTTCCTGATCGTTATTGATGCTCAACGTCAGCGTTTTGCAAATGGTAGCGCCGACCGGAAAACTGCTGCTATCTGCACAGTCGGAAAATCCGTTGCCACCGTTCATGATATCTTTATTAATGGTTTTTTTCGTCCCGTCAGGAAAGGTGATATCCACTACCATTCTGACCGGCTCACCAGCTTCAAGCTTTTCTTTAAATGCGTTACTTGCGTTAATCACAGTGGATTCACCCCCGTCATGTTAAACTCTAATGATGACATAATCTTTCTATCGTCCGACAGTTCCCCGATAGCTATGTTTTGTGTCTGACCTACGTAGAACGGAGCGTCTCTCCAAACTCCGTAATACGGCGAAAAATAATGTAGCGTAAATTTATGTCCTTTTGCTATCATTTGCAAAATCTTAGTTGCTTCCTCCATTGGGAGGTCGCTACCCTTATATGTATACTGCTCTACGGTAAACATCGGTGTAAAGTAGCCTACACCGTATTGTGTTCTCTGGCTGGATTCTGTGTAAGTCGTGGCAAAGGAGAGCGCAAGGTCTTTATCCGGTTGCCAAATTATTGTTCCGTTGATTTTATACTTTTCCATAACGCCCTCCTTTCTATGCCATCTCGAACGGGTTTCTACCGCTTGTATCTCGTCTCATCTGTGCTTCTTTCATCATCTCGTCAAACAGTGTCCTGCGATTGATCTGAGCTGTAAATCGGTAGCTTCCACCGCCAGTCTGTCGTCCTGCTGTTTCTTCCCGGACGATCTTTCTGAGCAGAGCTTCCGGTGTCTCGATGTTGTTGCCTTGTTTCTGATCTCCAAGTACAGCCAGGAACTCGCTTCGAGGTGGGATGACTGCGCCTTTAGCCAAATACGGAACTGTCGGAACTCTTGGGAAAGTAGCTTTAAACCCGATAGTCTTTGAGCCGAATGGGGTCGGTACTTTCCATGGGCCGAAAGAGAACGCTGATTCAATCGCACTAACAACTCCATTCACTTTACTGATAGCCCCGTTTACAACACTTATGATGTTGTTCAGAACAGACCTGATAGCGTCTCCCATTCCGTTAAATACACCGACTACAGTGTTTTTAGCGGATGTGAATTTATCAACAATAGCATTCTTGATTCTTTCAACAAAACCACTAACGGTAGACCATATAGCATTCCATTTCTGATGCGCGCTGGCCTTTATGCTCCCCCAAATGGTCGTCATTTTGGTAGCTAAGCCTCTGAGCTTATTCCCAATATCCTCAACAAAACGTCTTGTTTTATTAGAAACCCAATCCCATACCTTTCCAGCCATTTCTTTAATTTTGTCCCAGTTCTTGTACAACAACACTCCGATTGCTATAGCTGCTGCGATAGCTACGACTACTAAACCAAATGGACTTGTCAAAAATGCGACTGCTGCACTAAGAGCTTTTGTGGCAGCCGTTGCAATTATGCAAATAGCATTCCATGCAGTTGTTGCCGCTGTCATCGCTACCTGAGCAGCTGTATTGGCAATCTTGACCGCAGTGTTTGCAACAAAAGCAGCCGCCTGTTTTCCAAGTGATACTACGGTCTGCGCAACACTTACGACAAAATCTTTTGCATACAGAGCAGTCAAATATGCAGTCTCGGCTTTATCTATCAACTTCGCCGCAACATTTTCATATATTGCCGCTTTCATCAGATTCAGCACGCCTACGACACCGCCTGCTTGCTGAATGAACGAAAGAAGTTCTACTGTTTTCCAAGCGGCAAAAAAAGCTGCTATAACTCCGATATTGTCAGAAAATGTTTTAACCACTGTCGTAAGCAAATTGATAGCTGTCGGAAGTCCTGATTCGATAATCCACTTCAACATTGGTAGAATTACATTTTTGTAAATCCATTCAAGTACATTTCCAATGGATTCCAGAATTGGGGCAAAAGTCGCTGTCAGATTACTGATAGATTCCAACAATGGATAGAAGTCCAAGTTCGCCGCCCATGTCGCCGTATCCTCTGCGATTTTCTCAACAAACTGCATAACTACCACAAGGGCGTTTGCAATGTTCTGTATAATCTGCGTTCCGACATTGTTCTTATTCCACGCATCGGCAAAACCGGATGCAATGTTCCCGATAGTTTTAAGCACGTTCTGAGCAATCCTCAGCATGGTCGTAAGCATTGCCGTACCTGTACCATTTGTCCAGACCTCTACAAGACTTTTACCTACACTCTTGGCAAGCTTCGCAATTCCCGACAAAGCAATGTTTGCCGCATTAATAGTGTTCTTGCCCTCTTTTTTCCAAGCGTCCTGAAATGGTTTCCAGAGTTTTTTAAGGAGCTTCGCAAGCTTCTCGGCTGATTTGCTAATTTTGTCCAGAGCGGTTTCACCCTCTGCTACTTTTCCATAATCTACGTTGCTGACTGCACTCGGAAGAGATATTCCGCCGCCACTGCCACTACCGGATGCCGACGGAGTTTTACTTGCTGTTGATGATGTATCCTGTGTAGAATACCGATTAATTTCATCGAGCGGACTAAGGTATCCTTTCGCCGCTTTTGCCGCATCTTTTGTGGCATCAGCTACATCTTCCGTAGAATCTGCTAACTTACCGGCGTTGTCTGCTGCCTGTCCGTAAGCATCTGCCGTATCCTGCACGCCACTTGCATCGCCTGTGAGACCTGCTCCACCTCCGCCTGTTTGACCGGAGGATTTCTTGCCAGTAATAAGCTCCGTGAATGACTTGAACGCATTCGCCAGAGTTGCCAGTTTGCCTAGCAGGACATTAATTACTTTCAGAACGGGCGCGAAAATATTAATTAATCCCTGACCAACTGTTGCCTTGAGAGATTGTAGCTGTAATTGCATCACTCGAACCTGGTTCGCCCAGCTGTCTGAAGTACGAATGAAGTCTCCAGATGCGGCTGATAACTGCTTCTGTACGAAAGCCAAGCGGAGAGCTACTTTCTCCTGCTCGGTCATAGCAGATGTGGTTTTACCGTAGCCGTTTGCAAGCGCATACTGGTCAAGTGCCGACTGGGTCATTACCACGCCAAGATCCTTCAATGTTTCCGTTTCGCCCGTAAATACGGATTTTAGTTTGATATAAGCTAAATCCTGACTGATATTATAGAATGATGCTACGTCACCGGTCAGCTGCGTCAGAGCCGTTGACATATCGTAAGCCTGCTGTTCCGAGAAGCCGAACGACTTAGACATTGCTCCGAACGTTCCGACATACCTTTTTGCCATTGTTTCTGACAGTCCGGCTGAGGTCATAGCGTTCTTTGCAAATTCATTTACTTTGTCGGACATGGTGGTAAATGTAACATCGACCACATTTTGAACTTCTGTGAGGTCGGAACCAAGCTCCACACATTCTTTCCCAAACTGCGCTAATTTGCCGACAGCAAACGCCCCGCCAATCAGCAGACCGATTTTCTTTACAGCACCCCCAAGGCCGTTAAATGACTGTTTTATAGCTGATACGCCATTTCGGACACCGGTTGTATCCATTCTGGTATCAATAATGACTGAGCCATCAGCAGCCATACGTCCACCTCCTAACTATTTGAGGTTCAACATCTCATTCAACTTATCTTTATAAGCTTGCTCTTCTTCGCTGAGACGTGTTTTTATGTCAATTGTGTTTTTATTTTCTTGATAGAATTTCTTTTCCCATTTATCCAGGCGTTCGCCTTTTGCCTTTTTTGACCGGATCCCGACAACTGTATTAAATAGGCATTCCCCAGATTCCATAAAGTAGCCAAAAAACGTCCACCAGTGCATATACGGTACGGCTCTGATTTCTTTACCAGCAACCTTGTTTACCGCCGGCACGATCATATCTCCATCCTGTTCCCAGTCCATCAAACGAGGTTTTGGGTGATTTGGATTATCGTCCAATTGTCCGCAGTCGATGAACTCCGATGCTTTCTGGCAAGCTTCGTCCCAGCACTCAGACGGTATGCTTTGCCAGTCCTCAAACAGAATCTGCAACATAACAACTGCTTTCGCCTGCTCGTCCAGTTCTGGGTCATTCATGGCTATGAGAATATCAATAATCGCTCGAAAATCGGTTCTAATAGAAAAATCCACCCCACTGATGTTTAGTGAGGTGGGAAGCTCATAGGCGGTCATTTTGTATACTTCTCCGTATACTTATTAACTGCTGCCTGCATTTTCTTTTTTCTCTTTTCGATTTCCGGTGAAATTGCTTCTGCGATTTTATCCAGAACAATGTAAGCGAATACCTGACCATTTCCGAAAACAGTAGTTGCCGTGATCGGTTCCTTGAACAGGTCCTTTGATGCTTCGTATCCGAGCAGGTAGTTGATCTTGTCTTCAATCTGTTTATTGAGTTCCGCCATCTCTTTACCAGAAGTGACTTTCTGAATAGAATCTTTGAGCTGCTCAAAATATTCTGTCAGTTCCTCTGCACGTGCTGCTACATTAATGTCCGTCGGATTAAGTTTGAAAGAAGAAAAAACTTCATCTTCATTGTTGGTGAATGTAAAAATGAGAATTCCATCATCAATTTTTGTATTAATTACTTTTGCCATTTAGCATGTCCTCCTTGTATATGTGCTTATTCGCTGTCGGCTGTGAACGTACCGGAACTAATATCAAACTTTCCTTTTACACGTTCGCCAACATAGTTGACGGTAAACGGAATCTGATAGCCGGATGTGTCACCACCGTAGGAGGTCGGCACAACGTAGCAGTCCTGCTGATATGCTTCATACTTGCCTGCTGTAGCTTCTGTCCAAAGGTGAACCTCAACTGCTTTTGTCTTGAGGTTATCGTCTTTGAGACGTCCATCTACGATCTTCTGTAATGCCGTGAACAGATCAGAAGTAGTGTCTGCATAGAACGGATCAGCGTCAGAAGAAACTTCGTAGCCGTTATGTTTGAATGTGGATTCTCCAAGAATGTTTTTAGATGTTTCGGTATCTGGATTGAGTTCTACGTTATACTCTTCCAGATCTTTTCCAAGACGTTCATACTTCGGTGTCAGTCCTCCACAGAGAGAACCTGCATCGATATAATGAGCCATATATTTACGGTCAATCTTGCCTGTAACTGCCATAGAAATATCCTTTCTGCCTATAACTTTTAAAAGGCTGTGTAGGTTAGCGGCTATCTCTAATTGATAGCCGGTTGTTACTCGTTATATTACTTCATATGTGTTTTCATAGCGCACTGACAATGGCAATAACCAGTCCTGCACGCCACTCTCCTGTGGCTCTAAACCATATGAGTTATCGCGTGTGATACGTTTTATCACTCGCCCCTGAGAAAGCTCAGGAAACGCATTTAAACGTGTCTCAGAGCCATTTATGGTAACTGGTTCTCGGCATATCCATTTACCGAGATTGTCAAGGAACTTCTGAACAGATAGTTTCTGCCTTTCTTTGTCAGATGCTGTACGATATACCACGTAAAATGGGTACTGACAAATTTGGTGCATTATTCCGCAAACATCTTCTTTTTCTGAATAGACCAACGCTCCGTTATCTGCCGAGAACGCAATTCCCGATTCCTTGCCAAGTTCTTCAAATTTGATTGTTTCATTTTCGTATAGTCCTGGATACTGATTCAGAAGTGCTTTCATGGCATCTGTCAGGATTTCATATCCAGTTGCATCTTTTCCAATAGGCTTATCTGCCATGTCTGCCGCCTCCTGCCTGTGCTTTTACTTTGCGAATCCATGTGCTACCATATTGTCGTTTAGCGGCGTCGAACCACTTTGCCTGTGCCTGCGGGTGTGCCTGCTTGGTGTATTCAAGATTTTCCTTTGCAGCTGTCCGACCAGAGAACTGACTGACAAGGACTTTCTTTGCTCCACGTCTTGCATAGGGGCTTCCGGTCAACTCGTCAACCATTCCTTTTCCTTCATACAGAAAACGCCCATAAGGAGCCGCCGCTGCACACACAAGTCCAGTTCCTTGCAAGGATGTACTTTCAATTCTTGTTCGGTTGATAAAGTCCCCTGTAATCATCGGCATAAATGGAACCATACTGTCCATGACCATTCCGTCAAGGAGATATTGAGCTTCTTGGTACTGCCTGGAGAATCTGTCCATATTTAGCTTTATTTTCATATCTCCATCAACTACGGAGAACCCTTTAAAATGATGAATTTTACTCATATTACTTACCCAAAATCTCAAAATGCGGAATCAGTGTATACGGACCGCCTACACTGGTAATCTTAAACACGTTATCCTTATTCTCATTCATGTACTGGTAGAATCCATTTCGATAATCACTGTCAGATACCGTTCCACCATTCCACTCACCCTCCCAAAAAAATGACTCGTCCGAGAATGTGATAGTGTCTTCCAGAGCGTTGTTAATCTGCCTTTTCCACTCTTTAGGCGGCACCCATGGAAGAATCTTGCCGTCTCTATCGGTAATGGTTATGTCACCATTCTGGGCAGTGTATCGAACGTGTAACTGTGCGTTGTCAGTTGCGTCTGGCCCGTACTTTTTAAGGATTGCCCCTTTGTCCGTAATGAGGTCAACGCCGGATAAAACATGAGGATACCAGTACGCATCTCCTGTCGTGGCTGATTCGTAATAATTAAAAATCGTCACCGTTTTTTCGTACATGATACCCTCCTATCCTTCACATATTGCTTTTGAAAATCTGTCGTGGAATGCCTTGATTCTAACAATATTACCTTTGCATTCTTCCGGCACTTTCCCGTAAAAGACAATGCTTTCTGGGTGTAATCGTTCAATCATAGCATTATAGCCGGAAAGAAATAGTTCTTTCTTTTTCTTGCTATTCATGCAGCCAACTGAAGATACCGCCACTGTTCCACCCTCTGGTTCTCCATCAAAACACCAATCGTAAGAATCAAGTGTACTCCATGATATTGTTGGAATAACACGGCAACCATATTCTTGCAAATATGCACCTATCCAGTGCTTGCGGTAATGGTTGTATATCTGGATAGCTTTAGGGAAGTCGGTGTAGGTGCTGAAATCTGGTGTTAGAATGTACCGGAATTTGCTCAGCTTATCCACGTACCTGTCTGGATTTCTCCATAGTGCATCAAACTGATAATCGTCCAAAAAGAAATGAACAGCTTTCTCTTCTGGATTATTGCATTTTCCTCTGGCATAATTAAAACCGACAAATTCGCAATTGCCCTCGAATGTCTCAGGTTGTATCTGCGGTATACCATATTCACCAATGCCAGGAAAGATACGGCGGTTTAGATTTTCGTAAGCTATGCTTGTCTCTTTATTTGCCATAGGCTATTTTCTTCGACGTCTGCGGCGGTTTACGCGGTTGACTTTTGCATCTGCTCTCGAACCACTGGACAGCGTCCTGTTCGATGCTGTTTCTCTGTCTAAGAATGTATTTGTCGCCTTACGATCAGCCTTATACGCTTTTTGATCTTTTCTCATCTCAGACGCGGAGATATTTTTCACAGTAGCACCGTTGGATACTGCTCTTTTTTTGAATTCACTCGCAGACATATTCAGCGGAGTAGGCTGTGGCGCACCACCTATTCCAATCTGATAGTAGTGCCGCCCGTTCTTGTTTGAGAAATAATACCTCGTTGTTTCACCATTTTTGATTACATCAAGTCCGCTGGTTCCGCTGGAACTTAGTCCACTACTTCCACCACGTCCACCCATAAAATCACTCTTTCTGCACTGTCTGCTTAATAACCTGATTCACACCAGTAGCCGACAATCCGTTAAACATACCGACCGCAACCGCTGTGATATAATCCGTTGCCGGGAAGTCCGGGATAACTCCCATTCCGACTGCTCCGAGAATTCCACCAATAACCGCCATGATTACTGGAATCCATTCATCAGAGATTCTTTTTGATGCTTTGCAGCCCATTCCTACGATATAGCAAATCATAACGATTGCTATACATGAGCCTAATGTTGAAATGTCCATTATTTATCACCCCTTAACGCCTGAATAGCATTCATAAAATCAGCTGTATTTTTAGCCATTTTCTCAACATTTTCAGGCTTTTTAAGTTCTTCAATAGTTTCACGGAATGCCTGCTTTACTTCGGGATTTTCTCTGAATATCTTTTTCATATTTTCCCTTGAACATTCAAGGCAAATGTCGGTACTCCAATGTGGCTTAAGTTCTTTTCCGCACTGTCTGCATTTCATACTCACACCCCCGCATAAAGAATCGGTATTCCATCATCCGTCCTTACTCCCATCAGAAGCGGCAAAGCTGTCTTTAAGAGCAAGTCGTTCGTTTTCTGCACATCTCCGGCGGCAGCATACACCGCACTCCATTCCTTTGCACTTGCCCCAATTTGCTGTGGCGTTGCGTAAGAGATGGATTCACTGCCGGAAGACACAGATGTTACAATGCCTGTCGTGCTACCACCGGACCCGATTGCGGTTGACGTACCGCTCACAGCGGCATTGGTAGCATTCTTCTCAGCAAGTTCAATCTGATACATTAATTCAGTCAATGAACAGACCGCCTTTTTGATACGTTTTTGCGAACGTTCGTTTGTTGGCAGTCCGTCCACCAACCTGTCAAACGTCATTGTGTCCACAAAATCACTGGCTCTTTCTGCCAGTCGTGGAAATTCGGTTTCTGGCACGACATTGCCGAATGATTCTGTATAGAATTTATAATCTGCATAAGCCATGCCAGTTACCTCCTACATTTATGATTTTGCTGTTACAGTCGCACTTCCGGCATTCAGTGCTTTGTATGTTCCGTCACACTCAACTACTGTGATCTTCTGTTCAGTTGCCGCCTTAATGTCAGCTTTTCCGTCCCAAGAAGTCCAGTTTCTGAGGTTCTGGCCATATCCGACAGTTACTGCATCTGCTGCAACTTTGTATTTATATACGTTGTTGGCATTTTCCTTAGTCGGATTTACGGTAATTTTTGTATCACCGCTTGCTGTTCCAGCCACGGAATTTACTGTCAGAGTGCCAAGCGTTGGTGTCTCATCAATGGTGATTACTGCGATTGCGTCAATGTACTCCGCAAAAAGAGTAAGTCCCATAACCGCAAACGCCTCAGACACTGCTGTGTGATAGTTGCCCTGAGTATGGAATCCGATCAGGTTTGTCTCACCGGAAACGGTATACACAAGACCTGCTCTTGCGAAGTCAGATTCGTTCGGGTCAACATAGTAAAGTACGATGTTCTCGACAGGAGTAGCGATAACCTGTCCACGTGGGATCTCACTGTCAGATAACAGGAAGATTGTGTTGAATCCCATGAAATCTTTCATGTACTGGAAACCGAACTGATTCTGAATAGTAATCTCAGCTGCTCCAAGGTATTCATATACGTCCAGAATATTGACAAATCCAACAACGCCAGTCACATTCCTGTGCATCTGTTTGAATTTGTTTTCTACTCGACCCTTGGCCATCGCCAGAGCCATCTGGAATGTTGTTTCTGTGGAAGTAAGTGTACCGGTTTTCAGATAATCGTAAAATCTGCCGGTAACGTCAGTCTGAAGCTGGAAAAGGAATTCATCATCGGTCATCTGAACGGCGTTCTCATAACCGTGATCCTTGATTGCTTCGATAGATACAGCCTTTGCGTACTTCTCAATGGTCATTTCCGCATAGTTCTTTTCTTTTACAGTAAACTTGCTGTAAGGGATTTCCTCGCCCTCACCGACAAGTCCGCTCTGCAAAGTACCCTCTGCGTACTTGGACTTGAGTACAGCACCCGGCTGTTTTTTGATAGGTCTCATGATACCCAGAATATCACGTAAGTGCTGCCAGTTTCTTTCAAATCTGGTAACGAAGTCAATCTCGCGTGCTGTGACCTGAATATCATTCGTCATGATAAGATTAGCTTTTGCTGCCATATAAAAAATCCTTTCTACCCATAATTGTTAAGGTATTGGGTTAGCGGCTATACTCTGGTGTATAGTCGGTGTAAAAAATCACTGGAATAACTGGATGTTCTGAGCGATCGCCGCCTGTCTCTCAGACGGGTCTTTGATTGCTTCGATATCTTTCTTCGTCATGCTTCCCGGTGTCTGCTGATGTCCAACGTGAGTGGTAAATCTTGCCTGTTGCTGCTGAGCCTGCTGCTGAGATTCATCTACAAAAGCGGATGCGTCAGACTGCTTCATCTGTTCGATCAGATCGTTCAACCCAAGGATTTTGCCGTCTTTCAGCTTAAGACCTGCTTCTTTGATGTCTGCCATGACTGATTTCTTTGCCGCTTCGCTTGAAAATTTAACATCATCGAGTGCTGCTTTGAGTGCGTCTGAGAAATCACGGTCATAGATCTTTGCATTAAATTCTTTTTCTGCATCTGCCGCTTTCTGTTTCCAGGTCTCTAACTCACTTTTAACATTTGCCGGGTCAATACCGTCAAAGCCTTTTAAGGTTTCTTCTGCTGTCTCAGCACGTTCTTTCCAGCTGTCTCTCTCTCCTTCGACTTTTGACAGAGTTTTCGCTACTTCTTTAGCATTCTTATAATGCTCAGAGAGTGCTTTCTTCACATCTGCCTGCTTGTCTTCCGGGATTTCAATTCCAAATGATTTTAATGTGTCAATAAGTTTCTGCATAACATCCTCCTGGTCGTGTTTATTGACCTGCCGCCGCAGGTAAGTGGATTAAGCCAGTTAGACCACTGGCAGGGTAATCGGAATGGCAGGAATCGAACCTGCGGCACGTAGTTTATACATTGCTCTGCCACTGAGCTACATTCCATTAACCCGGATTCCCGGGTTAGCAAGGTGTTTAACGTGTCATGCCTGCCACGAGTTGTTTCGGGCATCCATCCGCCCATTTACCTTTTACAAGGAGGTGCACACTGTCTACATGATCGCATAGACAGCGATGGTACGCGTCGGAAATTGCATCCGCTTTTCAACCTCATGCTTCTTATGTGACAATCCGGTCACTGCATTTTCTATTAAGGACACGCACCCGTGAAAGGAGGAATCAATGAAAAAAAATGTCTATGTCAAGTGGCGGCAACCACTTACGAATCTTCCCTATGAATATATTTTACCACAAAGTATCCCAAAAGTTGTGGTACATGTTTTAACTAATTAGAGCATATCCCGGAGCTTTTCCACGTATCTTTTAACAAGATCACGTTCTTCCCTGCACTCTGCATCCTTGGACATATCGCTCATTTCTGTAGTAAGCTCGTCAAGGTGTTCTTCCAATGCGGCAAGCATCTTCCTCTTGCAGTCCTCAGATTTGCCGGAACGATAGCTCTGTTTCTGCGTCATATAGTCGTCATAAGCATCTCGTCCGTCAGAACGGCTGTAATGCCCTCTGACGTAATGTTCGCCCCGTCTGGCATAAGAGCTACCTCTGTCGTAATCCGGCATCATTCTGCCATCATTTGAGCTGTATCTCCCCATGCTGTCGCGTTTTCTTCCGCGTTCGCTGTAATCGTCATTGTATCCGCCGCCACGCATCTCATCAAGGACAGTGTTGTAGTACTCTACTTTCTTATCCCAGTACTGCGTATTCTTGATATCTTTGTACATGTCAATCAGCTTATATGTCATATCCAGATTTCCGGTGGTCAGTCCGTTATCAGCGATTTTGGACAGTTCATCTTCGATTCTTGCACATAAGTCTTTAATGTCTCTCATAATCACACCTCCTACGCTTCTCTGGTCACAACAATGTTTGCATTCGCAACAGAAACAGCCTGATCGCTCGTGTTCTCTACTGCGATATTAACGCAACATCCGCGAGGTACATCAATATAGATACCAGAGGACACATTGTTGTACTGGTCTACTGCTGCCGGTGTGGAAATCATTTGTGAAGATAATACCGGTTCGCCAGAGATTGCAATAGCCAGAGAAATAGCTCCGACAGTGCCGCCTGTTGGAATTGCGATATTACCAGAAAAATCCACGAAGAATCTTGCTTTACACTGGTTGGTCAGTCCTCTCAGGGTGATGATTCCGCTTCCCTCTCTGTGCTGAATACAGTTAGAACCTTTGACTGCTGTGTTTGAAAATACTACGTTTCCATTTGCTGCTACAGTCTGAGCAGCTACATTTGTAAATTCTGCCATAAAAATACTCCTTTCATATCACAAAAGGACAGGTCTCAGCCTGCCCCTCTGTGTAATACGGCGTAAGCCGACATCCGAAATCAATCGAAAGATACTCTCGATATGAAGTTATCAGCAATTGCATCCAGTGTTACATCCGCATCCGTAATATGTGTTCGGATTAGGAACCTGATATGCCGGGATCGGTGCTGGATTGATCGCATTAATAAGCTGCTGTGTCTGTGAAGCCATTGCAGTTGTGAGTAATGCACTCTGCCGATCCTGAGAAGCGGCACGTCTGAGGTCGTTATTTTCAGCCTGTAAGTTGGAAATCTTTTCATTGCAGAGATAGTCAAGAATCGCTCTTGTCCCTGCATTCTGGCTGTCGATAATGTCTCTTGTGTTGCTGTTCATGGTGTTCTGCAATGCACAGGTATTCTGTGCCATGTTGTAGTTTATGCCCTGGATTGCTTCTCTGGTTTCACAGCAGCAGTTTGCAAGCTGTGCCTGGAGTGCATTGGTATTCTGCATATTTGCTACAGTGTCAGCGTTAATAGCCTGCTGGATGCCGAAGCCGGTCTGCATGATGTTTGTGTTGATTCCGTTAAATCCGGTAAGCATACCATTATTCATGGCATAAAAGCCATCACAGAGGCCACTATTGATCCCGTCAAGTTTGCTAATTACTGCGGAGTTATCGAATCCTCTCTGAATGTCTGCCTGAGTAGCTGCTGTGGCTGCATATCCGCCGCCGTTGCCGTTATTGCCCCATCCGTTGTTTCCCCATCCAAAGAAAGCAAAAATGAATAAAACAATAATCCACCAACTACCATCTCCACCAAACATGCCGTCATTATTTCTACCGTTTCCAGTAGCAGCGGCAATATCTGCTAAGCTATAATTTCCATCCATAATATAATCTCCTTTTTGTATATTTACATCAATCTGGCCAGATTGTAATGTACTATTTCATTCCTTTCAACATGTGCTGGAATTGCCCTGCCATCTGCTGAACCTGATTAAGTTGCTGTTGAGAAATCTTTCCAGACTGTAACATCTTCTGGATTTCTTCCTTCGGGTCTCCCTTAAAATTCTGTTTGAACTGCATAAACTGCTGTATCATCTGCATCGGACCGTTACCCTGTGGCATCCCACCACCAAGTGCATTAAACAATGGATTACTCATCTGCATTTCCTCCCTTGGCTGCTGATTCCTGCGCGATATTAGCTCTAACAGGTTCAGAAAAAGAATTTAATCGGTTTATGATGACTTCGTATTTGCTCTTCAAGTCGTTGTATTCCTGCCGCGTGACATATTTATTATCTGATTCCCGAACAGACTGTTTAGAGGGCATCTGAGAGCCTACCTCATGATACTCAAATGTTCGTAATGGCTGTGGCATACCGGAAACGTCTGTGGATTTTATATAAAATTTCTCTGATTCTGAATCCATTAGTAAAACACTTGTTCCGGGTGCTACCAGATAAGATTTTGCACCGACTTCGCCAGATACCCACAGGATACCATTATTGTTCTGTTGTGGTTGCTGTACTGGTTGAGCTGGCATCTGGACAGGCTGTTGCTGAAATTGATTCATCTGTCCCGGAACACCAAAACTATATTGATAAGGATTATTATATAATGCCATCTCGTACACCTCCTATGACTTATTCTATGACTTATTCTATGACTTTCTATAGCTATATTTTTGCATAGAAGTATTAAACTAAGAAGTTCAAAAAAGTATCAAAAAAGTATTGACATGTCACCCGTTGAGTGGTATTATAATATCAGAAAGAGGAAATGAAAACATTCAGGAGGTAAGCATTATGAAGTACGATAAAAGAAACGTCATGAGAAACGCATGGAATATTAAGAGAACAGCTAACGTGACAATGAGCGTTGCATTGAAAGCTGCATGGCACATTGAAAAAGCCATGATGGAAGCTGAAGAAATTGGAAAAAATTCTGGATGGAATTACAAAGTATTCGCAAACGATTGGATTAAATACGGAAAGAACCGTACATATATCGAAACAAGGATTTATACAAACGCTTGGAACTGCAAGAAAGAAATCAAACTTGGATATGTAGATAACCTTAGTGGAGAGTATGTCGCAGCATAAAAAATAAGGAGGAAAGAAAAATGGCTACAGAGTTAACGCATTATGGCGCAAAAGTAATTCATCAATTTGTCGAACTTGATGGACAATTCGAAAAAGCATTGCAGAAAAAAGGAATTGAATATACTTACCTTCCTGTAAGTCCTGGCGGTGAATTACGAAATAATGTCATCAAATATAACATTGACGGGGCAAAAAAATATGCCGTATTAATTGATGATCATTGCTGTATCACGGAAGATGTTCCGGAAGACGGTGATTGGTATGGGCTTTTTGAAGATATTAGAGATCAAATTAATGGGCATGAACCACGGAAAGCAGAATCAAAAGCTCATCAGGTGCTTGTAAGAGCAGAGGAATATGCAAGAGAAGAAAAGCAAAAAGAAGAAGAAAATCCTTTACTTGCGCTTCTGGCTGCAGATAAAGTTACAACGCATGATATTATGCGTAATTGCAGATTGCTTGGATATAATTCCAATACGTTTGCATTGATGTCGCACGATGATATAGATCCGGAATTTTGGAATAAATTAATGGAGGAATTCAGCAAATGCAAATATTAAAAATATATTGTAATTATGGTTGCTTATCAGCAGAAAAAAGAAACGTTTACACATACGGAGCACCAGGAACCACAGCTACTTGCTGGGATGAAATGGAAGTAGAAGTCCCAGAAGGCTGGGAACTCTACGAGAATCGAATAGGGAAAACCATGGTGACCTCTCCATGGGGTGAAGGCTATGAAATAAATGAAGTTCTTCAAGGTAATGAAAAGCCTTGTTTTTATGCGCTTGACCATGGTGGAAAAGGCCACAGATATTTTTTAAAAGAAATGGAGGAATAAAATATGAACATCAAAGAAATCCGTTTTATTTCCGGATTAAGCCAACAAGCTTTTTCTGATAAGTACAAAATTCCCAAAAGGACAATTGAAAACTGGGAGGGTGGTAAACGTAATCCTCCAGAATATGTGATAAAACTACTTGAAAGGATTGTAAAAGAAGATTTTTGTTAAAAAAATGGGAGAGGGTAGAAAATCCTCTCCTTACTTTTTAGCATACTTTAATTATTTTATTGTTCACCCTCCGGCTTAACCGCTTTGCTGTTGATATGCTCACGTTCATCTGTTCAGCACAGTATTCGAGCGTATATTCCTTGCATCTCAGCCGGAACAGTCTTTCTTCGTCCGGTGTGAAATTACACTCTATCAAGAATCTGTCTATATCTTTCTTTGTGAACACATATAATTTCATGAGCATACCCCTTATTAATGCTAACGTTGATTCTGCGCAAGATAATTTGTAAGCTTCTGTTTTGTTTTTTTTAATTCCTCAACATTATTTCCACTGATCTGACTATCCAGCATGGTTGATAGCACTTCCAGAATCAATGAATCACGTTCCGCAATCCTCTGAAGACTCTCGTAATCTCGTTTATCATGTTCTTCTAGTGTCTCAACTCGTTTGTTGAGTCGAAATGCCGGAGTAATCCACTTAAAAATTACGGCTGCCGCCCCTCCAACAATGGACACCCCTCCGCAGATAGAGAGGAAAATCTGTACAAATTCCTGTATGCTCATTTAGCTACTCCTTTTCCCAGTAATATACCGGGACTTCGTTTCCACTATCCCATGTATCGTAATATTTGCCCTCTTGCACTGTCACCACATGACCATCTATGCAGAGGATATATGTGCCTGTTGGATGATCTGCACAAAAGTCGTTGACTGTATAGATATATCGTTCTGATTGTTCAATCAGTTTGCGTCTGTATCCATGCTTATAAAGATACGCTCCCCAGACGTAATTTGCGCTCGGCATATCTGACAGAGCGCACGCCTGTATCATTAATCCGGCGAATACCGTTTCCCAGTCAAAACCGGTTGCCTTGCATATTGCCCGGACAACGCAATCTCCGGTTCTCTTACCCTTAACAGGATTCGGATTGAAATACTCCCATCTATCCATCAGTCAATCCCCTTTGCTGTTTTATATCTCCTTGCCGCTCCTCTGGCTTTGGCGGCGTTCTGGCGGTTCCACTTCGCTATCATAAGCCGGTCTTGCAGCTCTCTCAGGTCGTTCTGCTTGCAGTAATCTTTGTATGCAGCATTTTGTTTCTGCAAAAGATAAGACTTCCGGTCAAGGTCTTGTTGGAGTGCAAATCTTGTCTGTTCGTCCTTACAGTTATCAACCGCCGCTTGCATTCCAAGGACTTCTCTCTTTGTCTTGCGGATTCTTCGCTCATAAGTACGTTGTCGTTGTTCCTTTTCGTACTGCTTACCTTTGTCGGCTTTATCCTGCGCTGATAATTCTGCATAAGGATTAAATTCTCCGTCACTGGCTCCGAAGCTATGCCGACAGTTGACGCCTGACAGTCCGCTTGCCGTTCCATATCCGGTCAATGAGAAAGGCGGAAATTTCTTGCTCTTGCCCGAACGAGAATATATCTTACCTTGCCACCATGAGTGATTGCCCGGATTATGGCCGCCGTCACCCGTTCTGGCTCCTATGTGAGCACTGACTAGAACTAAATCCCAGTCCATTTCTTCCATGCGTTTTAGGGATATATCTCCCGTAGCCTGTGCCACACCAGTTCTGACAGAACGCGCAACTGCGGTTTCAATCGTGTCTTTTCTGCCAGATGGATATGTGACGGTGACACCATCTGATACAACATTATTAACTGCCTCTTTGATGGCTTGCGTATACCCAACCGCTCCAGTCATTACATGATTATATGCAAGGTCGCATTGTTCGATATAGAGCCTCTGAGCGGCACTTGCGGTGGTTCGTGTGAAATTCTTCCACTCACCCATAGTCGCAAGCATATTCCGTTCCATGAGCCTTATCATAGCTGGAGACTGCTCAAGCGGTACAGGACTTAACCCTGCTGCCTTATATACCTTATCATCGTAATTCATTGCAGTGATTCCGGCATCCTCAAACGCTTCAAGAAGTTCCTGTTGTTCACGTTTGGTATATTTGGATAGTTCTGCTAGAATGTCCTCTAGCAGTTCGCCAGATTCCTGTAACGTTCTAATTCTCCACGCATCAGCATTGGTCAGAATATAGTCCTCACCTCTGCCGATTCTTGCCATCATCCGCGATACGATCTCAGAGATGATGTACTGATGCAGTTCTTCTGCAATTTGTTCGCTGCCCTCTGTTATCCGGCGTAAATATTCTGGGCTTAACATAACTATTCATCTCCAAACAGTTTTGGTTCGTCTGGCTGAGCTTCTTCAACCATTGCTTTTGCATCATTTTCAGTCATTCCCTCGAATTTTACAAAATACAGCCATGCCGGAACCTTGCCGGTGGTCACATACTGCCACCATCTTGCACGGTCGTTTTCACGCACATACAGAATATCTCCGAAATCATAATTGACCTCGTATGCTCCGACTGATGCAAGTCCGTACAGGTCAGCGTAAACGTTCAGCGCATAAATAACTTCATCTAGACATGATTCCAGTTTGTCTCGAACATCTTTGATAAACTGCACTGTCCTCTGCTGTTCCGCTTCTACTCCCGTAGCTGTCTGAATGCCACTAGATTCGTTGAAAACAAAGTACCCGTTGGAGAATCCAATTTTGTACCCTAACTGGCTTAAAAGGGCATTTATGCCACTTATACGGGTATCCGTGTTGAGTTGTGGATTGATTTCTTGATAGAATTCTTTTTCACCCTCCCCGAATACATTCTTTACAAAGTGCGGTAATCTCATCTCGTTTCGCCTATTTTCCATGCCCTGTGGTGACATGGCTGATACAGGTGCGCCGCTTGGCATCAGCAGTCTATCATCTGCCAGGACGATCTTCTGAGAATCGAAAATTTCTCCGGCGTTTCTGCTGTATGCAATGTCGAGGTCTTTTAATTCTTCGATAGCTTCGGCAAATATCGGAAGTCCAAGTGGTGTACTGATATCCACATTGTTCGCCTGTGGCGTCCGTAATACTCCATACAAAGCTCCGTCCAGTTTCTCCCCGTTTGCTTTTAGAATCGGTGGCGTATCTGCCATGAGGTCAGCCCACTTGGTCTGTTTAAGGTCAATCTTATCTCCGATACTCTGAGGGGATTTTGACACATAGGCTCTGTTGGAGACATAGTACGGATAGGTTGTCACGCCGTCCACGGTAGTCTCAACAAACCTATGATATTCAAGCCTTGTATAGTATTTCCGCCCAACGGTATAAGAATCCTTAAAAATAATCCCTTTAATCTCCTGATTGTCATAATCTACAATCATCACATCTGCCGGAGTAAATACGTCAAGGCTCTCCCCGTTTGGCTTAATAAAAACTGTTCCGTAAGCGCAGCCGTATTCTACCCAGTGCCGAATCTGGAAATATACCTTGTCAATCTGCTCCTGTAGCCATGTAGCCCTTGCGGAGCCGTCAATCTGAATGCCGATCGCCAGTGTTGCGAGTCTGGCAGTCTCTGAGCAGACAGATTTCGCAAAGTTAATCGTCTTGATATTATTCTTATCATCTAGCCATTCTGGTGCGCCCCTGTATATGTTCGCACACCGGTTAATCAGCGATTCCATCTCCGGAAATTCTGCTGCCTGGATTTTAAAGTCCTCTTCGGCTTGTTTTTTGAAAATCATGTTAAACCACCTTTTTAGTGTTGTTATAAGTCCCATTATGCACTGTAACCTCTCCTGTTAAATAACGGCTCATAAGCATACCTAAGTGCCGAGATTGCGTGATCGTTTCCATCAGGATAACCGCTTATTACATTTCCCTCTTTGTCCCGATCATACTCATACTCTGTAATTTCTTTGTATGCATTCGGTGTCCGCTTCGGGTCAATGACTATAGTCTTTGTTTGCAAGAATTTAAAACCATACTCGATACTTCCTGGTCCTTTGATTGCTCCTCTGGCAGGAAGTCCGGCATCCCGGAAGTCATTCACGGACTTAGGTTCCGCAGAATCACATATCATCGTGTAATCGTCATAGCCTTTTTTCTTAATCCAATCAGCAGTCTTGGAGTTACTCCATTTATTTACATACAATTCGTCAATAAGATATATTTTCTCTCTGGCAGAATCATAATAAGTTCGGAGATAGCAGAAGGCATCCGGGTACCATCCATAATCTACACCAGCGAAAATGCGATCCATGTGGCTGATCTCTTCGTCTGTGATATCTCTAATCTCCAGATATTCAAATACATTTCCGCCGTCACCATTCGGAACACCCAGGTATTCATGCTCATAGGCTTCTGGATTGATTTCTTTCAGATGTGCTGCATCGTCAATAAACTTCTGTCCGAGCCACTCCGCCGGGGCTTCCAGATAACTCGAATGATGAATAACTCTTTTCGGGTTAGGCGTGAGCTTAATCCTGTTTACCCAGTTTGATTTTGACTTTGGTGGGTTGTATGATGAAAAATCATAGGACTCATCACCACCACGAAGCACCGACTGATTAACAGAACGTTCCTGAGCATCTCCCTTCATTTGATCTTTTTCTTCTTTCCAGAGGATTCCGATATATCCAAACTCCGGCTTAATAGATTTCAGCTTGGTTTCATCGTCCAGACCACGGAAGTATATTGTCTGTCCTGTTTTAATATACTTGATCTCAAGTGGTGACACCTTGCATTCAAATTCTTCCATCAATCCCAGTTCGTTGATGGCCCATTTCAAGTTAGCATATACAGAATCTTTCAGAGTACCGGCCACCTGTCTTGTAATGCAGGCGTGCATCTGAGGATTATTCTTGATAAGCTCAATAATCTTAAAAGCTACGAATGAAGATTTCAGACCGCCTCGACCGCCCTCGAATACATATTCAATGTTGGGCTTAATCTGTCGGTTAATATCCACGAATGCCTTGCCAAGTACTCTGGCAGGAAGTTCATATTTTTCATCATCATCTTTTGAAACTGCTGTTAGCTGCTCCCATTTTTCGATAGCCTGTATATTTCCATCTGCCGCTTTTTTATACAGAGAAGTTGCTACGACCGCCATGTTATTCGCGTCTTCGTCAGCAATCCCCATTTTTGCAAGTTTCTTTTTTGCAGTACTTGATGCAGGACTTTCGGCTATAATTTTTACATAATCAGAAAGGGCTTTTTTTTGTCGCCTAGAATATCCAGATGCAATACCGCCTTTTTGTCCGTTTCTCACGGCTTCCTCACGGCTTTGATTGCTTGTAAATGGTTTTAAATTTTCCTCGTTTGCCATCCTATCAACATCCAATCATATCCTTTCTGAATTAAGCTATAAAATCCCATAGTAATACTTCTGAGTATATTCTATCACGGGTCAGCAGAAAAGTTGTGGTACATGTTTGAGGAATTTTGTGCTAAAAAAAGAGCCGGTAAATACCGACTCTCTAATTTTATTCATTGCTTTGTAATTTTCTTATTGTCTCGCCCTGATCTCCCGGACACCCCATGAAGCACTCCAGGCAATGTTCGTAAAATGTGCATCTGATACAGTCATGTGGACTGATTAAGCTGCAATATTGATGTAGCACTGCGAATGCTGATATGGCGAGCTGCGGGGTTATGTCTGGTGTGAGCTTGTCTGACATATTTATCGCTCCTCTCTTACCATCTTCAACGTAAACTCTGAAACATTTGGATATGAGATCGCAAACTCTTCTTTTTCATCCATTTGATTCATGAACCATTCAAATACAGCGGCGATTGCCATATCGGTTACGTCTTTTTTCTCACCTACCCATAAACCTTTTTCTTCATTTACATTTCCATAGTAAACGGTATTTGTAATAGGGCTAACGCCCATTTTCTTGACAGTTTTATAAGCCATTTTTCATCTCCTCCAACTTCTTCACAGTGAAAAATGTATTTATCATTGACAATAAGATTACAAAATTTTTTCTGTGCTCTATGTGACCACTTTCTCTCCCATCATCTTCATCAATGTATCTTTCTGTTAATCTCTCCATCTACTTCACCTCTTCTTTCTCAATCCATTTCCACCAGAGAACCACATATACTGTTCTTTTAAAAAATAAACCGTAACACTCTTTATGAATTGAATCAAAATTCTCTCGTCCAATTTCCATTGCTCTTTTCCGTGCCTGATCTAATGTTTTGCACGGTTCTTGGCACAAAAACCACATGATCATTCCACCTCCCTTGTAATCACATCAATACAAGCATTCCACCCAGTAGAATATCCATCTCCAAATTCGTCTGGAAAATAGCTTTCCATATCTTTCTCCGGCAGTGGATTCAGGGGACACCAAACAGGAACTACATCATTGTTTGGAACTCTCCTGGCGCCCATTGCTCTGCACCAAAATTCACTTATAAATTTACATTTTCCGCAGTTTTCTGGTGTATCAATCACTAATACTGATTTACTCATTCAACTCCACCGCCTTTCACGATATCAACTGCTTCATTCAGACATTGAGCTGTATACCAATCGTCACCCGATTCTGAAACTTTATTTTCGATTAACATTTCCAACCGTTGAACAACTTCATCTACATCAAAAACTGTTGGTTGTCTATTAATACAGTCAATAAACTCTTTTTGGTCGGAACTAATACTATTTCCAATTTCCCAGATTTTAATATATTCAATTAAATCGTCCGCATCAATTAGTCTGCTCATTTAATCACAACCCTCTTTCTTATCAAAAGCCAAGTCAACTCTAATCACATCCGTTTCTATCGCTGAAAGGCAGCTTACTTTCAAGTTATAAAATGGTTTCAACAGCTTCGAACCGGTATTGAATGTATCGTAATCCTCCCAGCTTCTACCCGGATGGCATATCTGAATTTTATCTTCACTTTCAGGATCGCCGCCAATTGCTGCTATTAAATCAATTAACCTCATTTTTCACTCCTCTTCTCAATTGCTTTTGCAAGGTCAGAAATGCAATCGCCAATATAGAAAATTGCTATCATTGCCACATTAATATCTGATATTTTTGCACCTAAAATCCAACAAACAAACATAATTGCCAACCATACAAGACACATTTTTTATTCCTCCTCCCACACTCCCAACAGCCTCATCCTCTCATACAGTACAGCGACGGTCTTGCGCCTGTATCCGTAGAAATCCTTCGGATTCATCGGGATATATCTTTCTCTGCTGATTTTCCTATAGCTTTTCCGGTACAGGATATTTTCGATAACCATATCCGCTATCACCGTGTTCTTCGGGCAAGCTGACAAGGCAGCACTGGAAAGCAAGTATCCGTACTCTGCCGGGAAGTCTTTCAGCATCGCATTCAGTTTTTCTATGTCTTCTGCTGGAATACCGTAGTCTTTCAGCTTTTTATTCCTTGTCAGCATACCGTTCTCCTTTCTATTCGTCTGGGTGGTGCTTGTCGTACATGATTGCCACGCATATGAGGCCAGTCACTCCGACTATGATTCCAATGGTGAATACTAATAAGAATGCAATCATGTTTAGTCCTCCTTATATGGTTCTGGAAGTGGTCGCCATGCAGTGACTTTCCAATACGCCCTAGCACCAGTTAGTTCCCAGCGTTTCAATCTGCTTTGAAATTTTGCATAGGTTGAACGATATACTCTTCCGTCCATGCAGGTTACCTGATACGTACCGCTTGATTCCGGAAATCTCTCACTGACTGGAATCCATCCGTTTTCTTTCTCATCCTGTTCCAGATCCTCTTGAAGCTGTTCTATCATTTCTAGAAAATCTCTAGCAGTAACCAATTTGTATCTATTTACAATATCTTGCATCCAATCATGATAACTGGACAATCTGTCTTTGATATGGCTCATTATTCCACCTTCTCATAAGTTTCTCTGAATATATCTGGCTTACACGGATAAAATTCACCGTGGACACCGCGGATGATATAGTCACCAATGTTTGCAAGATGTTCGCCCTCAAGCGTCTTAATAACCAATCCACCCGGAACCTTCCAGTGGTCAATATAGAAATTCTTACCTTCTGCCGACATGTACTGGTCTGTACACTGATAGTCCGTCAGGAAATCGAACATTTCTCGATGATTTGTACCAGTCCACTGTACTGCATCAATTACAACTGGCTTCTTTCTGTACTTCATGCTTCCACGCTCCCATCTTCTGGCATCTGAAACAGGATTGATTTTCTTATCTCATTTCCATAGCCTTTTAATACAGCAATTCCATGCGCCACACTTTCTTTTGTATCATAGCTTCCTGTGTATGCCGATCCCGCCAGCCCATTGCCAACAATTTCACCAGATTTGTATTCCATGTATGCTTCCTGAATCATATCCAGCACTTTCATGGCTTTTGCTTTATTCGAGTATTCTCCTAGCAGATAACTGCATCCGGTTATGTATGATGTTATAATTGTTTTTATAGGTCCTTCCGCAATTTCAGCGCCTGCCATAGAATTGAAATTAATCAATACTTCTCTATCCTGACTTCTGATTAACATTTTGTATCCTCCTCATCGAATTCGCTCTTTAACATTCCAGCCTTAATCAGTTCATAGATAATGTCAAGGCTTGTTCTTTTGTCTCTATACCTACAATTTGGGGTTTTATGGATTCTCGGATCATCGTCTTTCCAGTTGTTTATACCAAAAACTTTATCGCTTACAAAAAGCATTTTGATTCCCCTGGAAACACAAAGATAATAACATCCATGTTTCCCGTAATCTCCGGCACATTTCTTGAAACCGAATCTTTCAAATTCTTTGGCCGGTACTGTTGGAATTAACATTTCTTGTCCTCCTGTTTCTTAAAATCCATCTTCAAATCGTATACAAACTGGCAAAGTTTCTCTGCAATCTCATCTGCATTCTCTACATTTGCAAGATGTCTGACGTACTGTTTACCGCACACGGCGCAAGTTAATTTTCGTATTGTTTCCCAGACTTGCCATGAGATAATAGATGAATCAAAAGCATCCGTCATCAGAGAATTTCTTCCGTTTCCATTCTCGTCTCTGAACCACTTTTCTCTCGGCACTTTTAACGTGGTTGCAACATCTTCTCCGGTAAGACAACCTTTGTATTTTTCGTCAATGCGCTTTTCCAGTTCATCCAGAAGTTCCTTCTTTTCCTGTTCTGTCATTTTCCATCCTCACTTTCCCCATGTAAGCAACTGACACGCTATTGTGCAGTCCTCCATGATTGATTTATCCGAATGCTACCTGTCCGTTATTCTGCATGTAGATCATCGGTGCAGCTTTACGCTCTCCGACTTTCAGATACGGGCAATTAGCTTTCACAAGTGCCTCTGCCATAACCGGAACCACACTATTTCCAATTCTTGCTACCTGTTTTGCAATCGGGTAATTTCTCCATTTATAGTCTCGATCAATGATGTAATCTTTCGGAAATCCCTGCATCACCTTTAATTCTTCCGGCTTTAGCATTCTGAGAAAGATATCTGAAATAATGTATTTTTCTCCATGGATATCAACCAGAACATTTACTAGCCCGAATCTATCTTTTGTGGTAATGGTCCCAAGCGGTTCGTTAAGCACCTGTCCGCATCCTGTCCCATAATATTTAACCAGAAAAGCGAATATCACACCGAAGTGACCGGGTGATGTGGTTATCGTATGTAACGGCTCATCACATCCTTGACCGATTCCAGTTTTGTAATATTTCGTGATTAAAGCTGTCACGAGACCATATCTGTTTGATGTATCAATAGTCTTAATTGGCTCAGTCAGTAATTGCCCTCTGGAATCGCCTTGCCTGGTTTCTCCGTGATATTGAATTATGAATGCTAATGCATCTTTATTCTTCACAATGTAAGGATCTGGATTATCAACGATATATTTTCTGATTCCATTTGCAATGCGTTTCTGTGTCGCCTCTGCCAATGGTTTTGGACGGTCAAAGATGCTTTTGCCTAAGTCTGACCAATCAATGTAGTCTCCACACTGTTCGTATCGCTTCAGACCGTCTATTCCGAAACGATTATGCGTAGGATTTGGCCATACTATCTGTTTTCCGTCTCTGCGAAACACTGCATACCAACGTTTCCTTGTAGTCGGTGCTCCATAATCCGCAGCTACCAGTTCCCGGCTGTCAAATTCATAACCGATATTTTCCATTGCTGAAATAAATTTTCGATAATCTTCACCGGCTCTTTCCTTGATCGGATGCCCTTTCTCGTCGAGCGGCCCCCATTGTTGTATTTCTTCCACGTTCTCCATGATAATCACATCTGGGAGAATTGCCTTTGCGTGCTTATATACAGCCCATGGAAGAATGCGAAGCCCCTGTTTTCTAGGCTGACCGCCTTTTGCTTTTGAATGGCTTGTACAGTCCGGGGAAGCCCACATCAACGCTACGTGCTGATTTCCGACGTATTTCTGCAAATCTACTTTGAAAATATCCTCTGTCAGATGCAGTGTTCCAGGGTGATTTGTCTTGTGCATCAGGATAGCGTCGGGGTCGTGGTTGATTGCTATGTCTACTGGTCTTCCGAGTGCCATTTCGATTCCTACAGATGCCCCACCACCGCCGGCAAAGCAATCTATGATTAAATCTTTCATCTATACTCCCATCTTCTTAACCAGATTCTTATTCATTTCGTCAAATCTTACATCTGTGTTCTCTTCAATGTCCTGCATCATGCTCAGGACGCTCATTTCGCCCTCATTTGCCATTTTAGCGTACTCGTTAGCAGTCTGCATGACTGTGAGCAAACGTTTCGTAGAAAAGCCATATAAACGTCTCAGAGCCATCATCGTTGTAACGACATTAATTGTATCAGCCCAATCTTCTCCATCATTGAATCCATTCTCATAAGCTTCTTTCTCCATGCTTTTGATCTGGCTATGGCAGTTCTGCATAGCTCGTCCAAACGCCTGAGCTGCCTGATTGGACTGAGCTAGAGGGAGCATCTGCTTTCGTGGTTTTGCTTTAAGTTTACTACTCACGCTTCACACGCCTCCTAATCTGCCCTGCAACGGCTTCAAACTGCTTAAGCAATGAATTGTCGTCATTTCGGTTTAAAGTCCGATCGTAAGCCGGAGAGACGTCCCACAAGTCATTTACGAGAACGCCGTGCGCTACGCTGTTGAGCAGTGCGCTTCGATGCGCTCCTGTGATGCTTGCGATCTCGTCAAGCGTAAATTCTCCGACGTACTCAGTACCTTTGAACAGCTCATACAGTTTCATGTTTCTTCCTCCTTGCCACGAACTCATATCCTGTCAGCCGGAACGCTCTCGGTGTTTTCGGGTGATCTGTTTCAATCAACCCATCTGTTCGCAGCATGTCCATGTGACGAAGCACCGTGGCGTTTGATACACCGACACCATCAGCAATCTCTTTATAGGACGGCGCGTACCGATGTTCTTTGATATACCGGCAGATGTACAGATATATGTCTTTGTGGATCTGCTGACCTTCTTTATACTTCTGTTTGTACATTTTTTCTCATTCCTCTCTGTTTAGAATTAAGAAGTCTATGAAAAGCTCTTATGTTGTCAAGTAAGAATTGTTTGTCATTCTCGTCCGGACATGTCCCTGCTAGTTCTCCCAGTTCTGTGCAGGTATCATAGACTTTGCTGGAATATTCATCTGTAAGCTCTGCTGAGTAGAATTCTTTTATAGCTTTCCAATATTCCGTCATGAAACTTTGTATGATAGGAATATCTTTTGCTTCTACTTTCATCCTCCACCTCCCTTATATGTAACCTATTTGAAAAATCCGGTTTCATTTGGGTTACAAAAAAAGCCAGTATTTATGCGGGTTTGTAGTGTTTGCAACCGTGTAACCGTGTAACTCACACATTTCCTATATAGGAGAAAAAAATAATTTCATTCTCATATTTTTATTTTTCTATCTATATATATACGTTTCGAAAAGTTACAAGGTTACTCGGTTACAAATTAATCGAATACCGGATCCGATATCTGGAACAAACTCGCTTTTTGCTCTTCCAGGTATCCATCAAGATCATTCACCACTTTCAAACAGCAAAACTTTTTTGGATTCCTGCTTTCTGACTCTCTCTTCAGAACGTTACCGTACTTATTATTGGAAATAACAAGCCCCATTTTCATGCCCCATGACAAAAACGCCTTTTTGGAATATCCGCCATTTTTGCAGATATTATTGAGCGCAGTGGGATAGAAGTACACTAATCGGTTCATTTCTTCATCTTTTTCAATGGGATCCCCCCATTTTTCACAAGGCGTATCAACGTCAAAACGTTGCTCATTCATAGAAATCATATCCACCAGGTACTCATAACAACGTTCATTCGGAGATACATCTGATACATCAGCAAGAGTGTTTTTGGCATCTTGTATATCAATATACTGCATGTCCTTGAAAAGCATATCTGTGGCGATTCTATCTGCAGTCAGAACAATTGATAAGGAAAGTAGCTGTTTATCCGTTTTATCGTCTGATGCGATTTTTTTCAAAATCTCCTGCTGGATATTTTTAATCTTATCAACACTCATTTCTTCCAGCGCCGCCACGAAGTCTTTCCCAGCAAAGCCATAGTTTTTCTTAAGAATATCAATAGTATCTTGCGGATTTTCGAACAACTTATCATGCGTGCATTCCACTTCAAGGATACGGTTTACAGCGCCGCCCTGGTTCACGTAGGACTGCAATGGATACTCACCGTTTGTGAGGATACACAACTTCCACGTGCTTTCTCTTGTTAACCCCAGTTCTTTGTTGGACCTGGTTTTTCCTTGACCGGAACAGAGATCATACACGATTCGCTCAAAGTTTTCCTCAATCTTCTTATCCTTCTGGCTTGTATCATCAAGGATAAGGGGGAGATTATTGAGCATGTCAGCTTTTACTTCCAGGCCAACATCCGAACTCTTGAAGTTTCCTATATACTTGTTTTCGGACGGATCCGCCCAGACCGAAGCGGCCAGCATGTGGGTAACAGACTTTCCGTTTCCAGTAAGGCCCCATAAATCGGTAAAAAATGGAAGTGCATCCAGTGGCTTAATCAGAACGCTGGCGAAAGACGCTGCCAGCATAAACTTAATTTCGAATTTATCCTGCTGCCTGATCTTTTTTACATGCTCATACCAAGCTTCCCTATCTCCTTTTACCTGAATGGCTTCAAAAAGTTGCCTGAACTTCGCGTCCCCATCAAATATGATTTCCTCACTGTATGGCAGAAAACCGTCTCCAATCCATCCAAGCTTTCCGGACGAATATTGTATTTCTATGTACTCATCGTTCAGATTTTCCACATCCGATAAGTACCTTACAAGGTGTTTAGCAGTTTCTGATGTTACAGCTATCCCGTTCTTGGATAGCCCTACAATCTTGGACGCAGTTGCTACGACATCTTTTGGAACAATAATCTCTTGCCATCTATTGTTACGTTTAAAGGCAATTTTTATCTGCTCCTCACCTGTCTGAATATTTTTTAGGCGTTCAACCGGCAATATAGGATGATAGCAGGCCCTAACATCTGTTATTCCAGTAGTAGAATTCCAAGTGCAAATTCCATCATCTGCTGCAATCCAGTTTCCGCAGGCCATTCTATCATATGGACTATCCGTAAAGTTCGTATAGTGTTCTACAAGGCTAGCTTCTTTTAATTGCCTCTGGATGTCTTCCCGTTCTTGCCTTTTTATATCTTTTTGCACTTTTTTGTATGCGTTTACCACGCTTGTAAACTCTGTTTTGCACCTCAATTCAGATGCTCGAAGCGCAAGGCTGGCCAACAGTTCAGCCCTGTAAATCTCATCCTCCTGATTGAACACCTCATCCAGCACTTCCCGAGACATGATGGATTTCGAATCCAACTTGTTCAAAGGAACCATCTATATCACCTCTTTTCTAATACGGTATACCATTCAATTCTCCATGCAGGTACAGTGCTTTTTGAAGTGCATTCCATGCTTCACACCATCTGTCAGAAAGAGGACTCCATCGCTCGATTTCCGCCCGATAAAAGTCAATATCAGACAAGCATTCATCCAATTCGGCCTTTTTTTTCTGCTCCTCTTTACGCTTCATTTCCATCTGCTTCCGATGATGATATATTGCCATTCTGGAAGAGAAATCCGGTTTCTGGTAAGTCCCCCCAAGTATGGTAAAAGCTGTCTTAAAATCGCAATTATCCATGTTCTGGACGAATGTAAATATGTCACCTGTTGCACCACAACCGAAACAATAATAGCTGTCTTTATAGATTTTCATGGATGCAGTGCGGTCTTTCGGGTGAAAAGGACAATTTATAAATCCGGCTCTGTTCGGAACCATTCCGTATCTGCTCAGAACATCTCTCATACTGTTCTGCTGTTTAATTGTTTCTTTATCCATTTGACAGAATCTCCAAAATCCTTTTGCCAGTGTCTTTCTTGTCGCAAAACAGAAATTCAACACCATACTTGCGTTGCATCGTGCAAAGAATCTTATATAAGACATCTCCGTGCATAACTTTCTGTTCCTGTTCTACCCAGACGCCATTTTTTTTAACTCTTTTCTTCGCCCGGGGATTCTCCCACCAGAGAACATCGTCCAGTTTTTCAATCCCTTTTCCATGCTCACACAGGAACACGAGTTTTATCCCTGCTTCATTTGCCCGGATAATCTCGGCACGGAATCTCTCATGCTGCTGGCAGACATTTCCGCATAATTCGGAGAGATTTTGCTTTCGGTCAACAACTAACCCGGGGTTGTCATAATTCATGTAATCCCCGACGTAAAGCTTTGACACGAACCATTTTTATCCTACTACATCAAATGCTTTCTTAATGCCATCAATAACTTTCTGATGTTCCCTACTGTCAATTTGTATCATGCGAACGGCAGCTCCTCATCAATTCCATCTGGAATATTCATAAATCCGTCCGGGTCGGCTTCTGGACGTGGAGCTTCTGATTTGCACTGACTCTGATTAGCACTTTTACTTTCACCAAATTCAATTTCTTCTACAACAATGTCTGTTGTGTATATCTTCTGTCCATCGCGATTGGTGTAGCTGCCGGTCTGGATTCTCCCGGATAAATCCGCTTTCATTCCTTTAGAAAAATATTTCTCGATAAATTCTGCCGACTTTCCGAAAGCGATGCAATTCAAGAAATCTGCTTTCTGGTCAGAACCTTCTTTTACAAATCTCCTGTTCACTGCAATAGAAAATCTCGCAATAGATGTTCCGTCATTTGTATATTTGATTTCCGGATCACGTGTAAATCTTCCTGTAAGAATTACTTTATTCATGCTGTTACTCCTTTTCTACATGCTGTTTGTCATAGTCAATTAACATTTTGAGACATTTATGCCCTTTCTCTTTTGTAAGTGACTTAATGTCATTTACCTTGAAACGAGCCTTGATCTGTTCTAAAAGTTTGGCTTCCGGGTACTTATCAATAATGTATTTGATTGACATAGTAGTCTCGGAACTAATCATCTCGGTTTCTTTTGACGATTCCGCTTTCCTGCCGGACGTTTTTTCTTTCTCTCCTGTATTAGTAGAATCGCTGTCTTTGTTATCATCAATACAGAACAGTCCATTTAAAGCGTACTTTCTGGCATAAGATGAAGCTGCGCCTGTTACCTGCGAAGAATCCATACCTTTCTTAGATTCTTCTTCCCTTGCATAAGCAACTGTAACGATTTCGCCAGTATCATCACAGTCTTTCAAGTGTGCTTCTGCTCTGACATATATTCTGTCGCCAACAACTTCCATCCGATCTGTGACACTTAACACGGTCTTTGTTTCTGCCAGAAGCGGCTTTACGGCCTCCAGAATATCCTCACAGCTCCTGTATTTGTATTTCCCGAAGGAATTGTACTGCCCTTTAGGGGCTTTCAGTTTTGACTGAATAATCCCTAACTTCTCATATATATTCACTCCTATTCCTCCTTGTCATAAACCACATGTTTACTTCCCTCAATAATCAGCAAACTTGCGATATCCTTCATTGATAAGGTTGATTCGTTATAGATTTCAACCAGTGCGTTGTATGCAACTGTTGATACTTTCACAACCGGGTTATCTTTATCAGTTGCCGGCTGCTTCTTTCTTGCCGGAATACGGATTTCAAATTCACTCACCGATACTTTCCTCCTTATATGATTTCTGAGCCGTTAAAAGCCCATTCAGAGCCTGTACGTAGCTCGCCAGCGTCCTTGTCTTGTATGAACTCTCAATGTAGTTATCAGCTACAAGAGAAAGCTGCTCATCTATCAGAGCAAGGACCTCGTCAATTCTCTCCTGCATCTTTTCTCACCTCACTAAAAAAACAGTAAACATTGTCAGAGCCATCTCCTCTCGCCGGATTCTGCTCGCCGTTTGGAAAGATTCCACCAGCGCAATGATATTCGAGATGATTCAGATACATATCCGGGTTCTCCTAATCAAGAATGTACGCTTTCCGCCTGTTCAGCTCCTCCAGAAGCACGTTCGCTGTTGTTATCAGTTCCATTGTCGGCAGGAGCTTCAGCTCTGTCTGATTCAACATTTAACGGGCACCTCCCATCTATCAGAAGTTCTAGTAAGAAAGTCTTGATTATTTTGAGACTTTCACGACTCTCTTTCTCGTAAAATGGATTAAAAGATACACTCTGATACAAATCCCATTTAAATTTGTCTTCGGGAAGATTAACATCTTCCTTCTAAGTCCACATACACTCATGCCATAAATTGAATAATTGAACGAGGCGTTTGCTGTCGGAACTTCATTTGCAACTCTTTTACAGAGTTCGTAAATTTCGTCAATCTCTTTCTTATACATTTTCATTCGCCTTTCCCTCTGGCGTATCAATATCCCAGAGGATTCCATATACAATCATCGTAGTCATTGCCGCCGCAAAAAGCTGTCTGCCCGATCCGCCCCATTGCCAGAATGGGAGGAATGTGGAAAAACCCCCGATCAGTGCGGCACAGATGATGTTTTTCAGATTATTCACTGATACCTCCCAGAATCCACGCAAGGTTGCTCGCTACCAGTGCGGCAGCCGTCACAATCCATGCTGTAAACCATTTCCTTGATTTCTTCTTGCTCTCCTCGACAATTTCAGTCGCAAGTACTACTTCGATGTCAGCCCATGTTGGCTGGCTTTCGCTTTTAATTTCACTCATATCGTGCTAATTTCTCCTTATTTTTTCTTATTTGTCTTTACAATTAGCAGATAGAGAACTATAATGTATCTATCCACTAAGGCACTTTAGTGGGTGCAAAGCTCCGGGGTGGAGGTTTCGGCTCCCTCCGGGGCACTCACTTATTGAGAGCCTCTTTGCCTTTCCAGACATGTCCAGTTACTTCATAGACTTTCCTAGGGCTTATGATGTATGTGATCCTGCCACCGGAAAGGCTTTTTGCTGGCTTGTTATTCTGGATAGCAGTCCCGATCGGCAGCCATCCGTATACAATTCCTGCTCGGATTGATGTTACAGGAAGTCCGATCAGCTTGCTTGCATCAGATACGCTCATACTCTCTGATGAGAACTCTGGCATCTGTGGAATGCCGGATATGATTCTTGCAACCTCCGCGGCAAACTGATGAACTTCTGCATTCTCTTTGATGTAAGTATCAACTTCGCTCATTTCATGCTCCTTTCTCGTTTTCTTTCTGGCCAGAATCATCTGGCTTATTCTCGGAAAAACTTTCCGTCTTACCAAGAATGTATCCCTTGTCAAAATCTGACATATTAGGAATCGCTTCTTTCAGCTTTTCAATGATTCTTTTTTCTTTTTCAGACATATACTCACCTCTTTTCTTGTGATATACTCCCTGTATATGGGAGGTGATTAAAATAAATCAAATTGTTTCAATTTTAAGATCGGCTAAAGAAATCATTACGTTTGAAAATGTTTCCTTTATGCTTGGGTTAATAGGGTCTGCTGGAACTGTATGGAACTTATTCCAATCTCGAAAAAAAATAGAGTTTATTCCTATTGGTTTCAAGTTGAAAGATAATAATGAGTTGATTGTTCATTTTGAAATTATCAATCGTTCCAGAATTGCCATATCAATCGTAAATATTTCTTACGTGTATAGCGGAACCCATTATTCGTGCTTAAAAGGGCGTGCTATTGGCGAATCAATTTATCACGAAAGAATGCAATTAAAGAACCTAACAGACTTCTATACGCAACCTTTTCCACTACAATTGGTGGGGCTTGGTGGTACTTCGGAATATATTCGATTTGAACTTCCGACAGAAATTCATCCAGATTTTTCCAAACCTCAGACTTTTCAAGTGTCTGCCAATCGTGGAAGGGCAACTGAAATGAAACTTCTGCTAACTGATCCGGATTCATCCAGTTTACATAAATTTCATATTCGGACTTCAATTCGTTCTCTCTTTCAAAAGTGGTTTTCAAGCAATCACCATTGAAAGTTTGAGATATCATTTTTTTACTGCCGAGCGGACTGTATTTCATGTTTTCACCTCCTTGCTTTGTGAGTTTATAATATCACGACGTGAGTTATATGTCAACACTAAATATTGACTTTGTGAGTTTTTTATGATATATTATCATTGGAGGTGAGGAAAAGTGAAAGACAGAATCAAACAAGTGCGCAAATCCCAGAATCTCACTCAGACAGCATTTGGAGACATAATTGGAGTAAAGGGAAATACCATTACTAATTATGAAACTGGTTTAAGAAATCCAACAGATGCTGTTATCAAATCTATATGCAGAGAGTTTGGAGTGAGTGAAGAATGGCTCAGAACTGGAAACGGAGATATGTTTGTACCCGGAATTAAAGACAAACAAATTTCTGCCATGCTTGCAGACGTAATGAAATCTGGAGAAGATTCTTTCCGACACCGTCTCGTGTCTGCATTAGCCAGATTGGATGATGAGGGATGGGACAATTTAGAAAAACTTATTGACATGATTTCTAATAAGTAAAAAGAAAGACAAGGGCAATGCGCAAACCCTTGTCTTTTTTAATGTTATCCGATTAGCCTTTTCACAAATATATAAATCACTTCTATCCAATGATTATTCGTGCATTTTTCAACCATCTCAATAATCTCTTTCTTATAATCCATATATAACCCTCCCTATTGCAATTACCACCTACATTACAGTATATGTCCGGTTTGCGGAAATAATCGAACATTAGTTCGTTTCATATCATTATATCACTAATGTTTGCTCTTGGCAACTGCCAGATATACACCGATATGTTTATGATTGCATAGAAATTATTCGTAACATCAAAGATATAGTCTTTTCTGTTTAGTGGCAGGGCGAATAAAAACGGCAGCATGGTCTGCTTTATTTCATGGGCGCTATTCTTATGTAGGGTAGAAGATCTGTACGCATTTTGGACAGAATACACTTCTGACTCTTCACGGATATAATCGTCTACACACATTGGTAAATAAACAATGTAATTAAGCAAAAGCACAGCTCCTATTATAATTAGTATATTTTTGATTATTTTCAT